GAGAACCGCAGGCGCAATCTCCGCATCCTCGGGCAGTCGGTTAAGGAGACGCCGACCCAGTATTTCTACATCCACCAGGAGCACCTCTGCGCCGGCAATCGGCAGGCCGCGGAGCAGTTCGGGAAGATCGCTCTAAGCTTCCCGAACCTCGAGCAGTCCTTCCGCTACGAGGCGCTGCTAAACCTTGCCAAGCTCTGCGGCGATTCACGCGAGGCGATGAGCTACGCGCTGCAAGCGCACGCCGTCTTCCCGTGGTGCCGCGAGGCTTACGCCGCGATCATCCTCCTGCTCTTCGAGAAGAACGACGGAGCGCGTGCGCGCTGGTGGGCCGAGGAGATGCTGCGCCACCGCGAGCCAATCGGAGCCGACAAGCCGTGGACATCGGAGGCCAAGTATTACGGCTGGGCCGGCTACGATCTGGCCGCCCGCGCCTTCCGTCTGGCTGGGCTGGATGCTCGAGCGGACGTGCTTCAGCAGCAGTTCCATCTCGGCAAGCATCCGCGGATATCGCTTGTTCACGCGACCCGCGGCCGCACGTCGAAGGCCGTCGCCTGCCGAGAGGCTTGGCTCGGGCTGGCGCAGGATCCGACCCGCATCGAGCACGTCTTCGCCGTGGACGCCGACGACAAGGAGTCGGTGACGATGAGCAAGCAGTTCCTCAGCGTCGTCTCGGAGAAGCGCTCCTGCGTCGCAGCCTGGAACCTCGCAGCCAAGAAGGCGCGCGGCGATCTGATCGTGCAGCTGTCCGACGACTGGGTTCCGCCTATCGGCTGGGACACGAAGCTTCTGTCGCTTGTCGAGGGGCGCGACTTGCAAAAGGAGCCGCTCGTCATCGCGGTCCACGACGGCCACCGCACCGGCCCGCTCCTTTGTATGGCGATCCTTTCGCGCGCGCGCTTCGAGCAGCAGGGCGGCGAGCTCTTCTACGAGGGCTACGAGTCGGTCTTCAGCGATAATGAGTTCAGCCACCGAGCCTGGCGCGACGGCGTCGTGATCGATGCGCGCGACCGCTACCGCTTCGAGCATCAGCACCCAGCCTTCAAAAAGGGCAACTGGGACGCGACCTACCAGCACAACAATACGAAGGAGCGTTACGACGCCGGCCTAGAGCTCTTCAAGCAGCGGAACCCTGACGCCGATCCGAAATGGACCACGCCGTGAGCAACCAGTTCTTCTACGAGTACCGGATCCACAACCAGACGGACGCGCTGATGTCGCGCGACCGCACGATCCACGCGCAATACGATCACGCCTATGTCGCGCGCTACGAGAAGTACCCCGAGCGCGAGCTCTCGGAGATCCGCGCGGCGCTGTTCCGGCGATTCTTTCCCGAAGCGGAGGCCGTCTGCGACATCGGCTATGGGACCGGCGCCTTCCTGCGAGCGGTCAAGGATCGGAGTCCGTGGGTGGACTGCTTTGGCTACGACGTTTCCCCGTATCCTGCGCCGTCATTCGTGCGCGTGGAGCCGAACTGGCAGAAGAAGCGCTGGCCGGTGCTGACGTTCTTTGACTCGCTCGAGCACTTCGAGCAACTGCCGAAGTTCAAGGCGGAAGGCGTGATCGTCTCGGTGCCGTGGTATCACCCAGCGCTAGGCGCGAAGTGGTTCTACGGCTGGAAGCATCGCCGCCCAGGTGAGCATCTCTGGCACTTCACGCCGGAAACGCTGGCGAACGTAATGGCGATCAACGGGCTTCGGCCGGTCTTCATCGGCTCGCCAGAGGACGTCGTCCGCAAGAATGATGGTGACTGGCCGAACATTCTTACGATGGTCTTTAAGGCGTGAGAATCTGCATCGTCTACCATCAGCGCCTCGGCGACATCATCCGCATCCTGCCGATTGCGCGGCATATGGCCGGCCAAGGTCATTCGGTGTACGTCGAGTGCTTCGATCATTACTGGGGGCTCTTCTCCTGCGTGAGCTACGTGCGGCCCTCGGATCCGAAGCAGCGCGACAAGATGCGCTTCGGCCGCGTGCTCGAGCTCGAGATCTGGCCGCACCGCTACGACGAGTACCGCGCCAGCGGGAAACCGTGGGGCGACTTCGTCTTTGGCCTGTTCCCCGAGTTCGCGCAGCTTAACCAGCGGCCCGAGTTCGATTTGATCGACGAGCAGCCGCCGCTGGAGGACTACGGCTTCACTCGCGAGATCTGCCTTCTTGCGCCGTTCGGCTACAGCCAAGGCAAGCAGTACCACGCGGGCAAGCTGATGGAAGCCTGCCGGCGGGTCGCCAAGCGGCCGATTGTGTTCCTCGCGGACGAGGCGCAGGAGGCGAAGCTCCTGACTTGGCGCGTTCCGCAGACGATGATCTTACGAGCTAAGTCGCCGGCGCACTTGCCGCGAATCATCCGCGACGCCGAGGAGATGTTCACCATCAACTCATCCCCGTGCATCATCGCCGGCGCGGTGCGGAAGGAGTTCTGGCACGTAAGCTCTGGCGTGGCGCAGGACGACGCCTTCTCGCCGGCCTCGCGAGTTGTGACAGTTGGCGATTAAGTATGGCCGCAGTCCGCGACTTCGATCCCGTGCAGCTGGCGCTCGACCAGGGCGCCATTCTGGAGCAAGCCGGCATTACGTTCTCCTATCTCGGCAGCACGATCACCGGCGTCTGGTCTTCCAGCCGGAACCTTTTTGACGAGTTCGAGGACCAACGCCGGGACGACGTGAAGTTCACGGTCTTCTTCACGACCTCCTCGGTGACTGGCACGCCGGCGCAGAGTCAGACGCTGGTGCGGGCGGGCACAACCTACTTCGTGGAGCAGGTGCGGTTCGACGCGGAGGGCGCGGGCTGCGAGATCGATATCGTGAAGGTGATATGATCGACGTCACGCTCAACTCTGGGAAGCTCGACCTGGCGCTTGAGCGGCTCGCTCAGGCCGCGCGTGTTGATCTCGGCAAGGTGATTAAACAGGAGGGCGGAAACGTGGCACGTTCGATAATGATGATCATTCCGCCTACGACCACCGAAGGTAGAGACAGCGCTAAACCTAAGTTCGCAGGACTAAGCAAAGCAGCGAAGGAACAAGGCGAGAACTCTATCAAATCCGACTTGTTCGGAGGTCGCCGTAAGAGCAAGGCGCGCTATGCGTCGATCGGTCTTTTCCAGCGCATCGGCAATTCAACGATCACGCCGCCAAAGCGAGCACGCAGCGAAACGGCAAGCGTCAACCTAGGATGGGAACGATCAAAGAAGATTCGCATTTACTTTAAGTTCTGGCGCGAAAACGCATCCAACGACGAGATGCGGAAGTTCCATCTGCGCTACCGCAACAAATACGGGCGCGTGCCTTTCGTATCGCAAAGCACGATTGGCCGTTGGAAGGTGCAGGATCAGATGTGGATCAGCAATTCGTCGGCCGATTCCTATCTAAAGTCGGTGCAGGAGAAGGTAGGCTGGGCCAAGGCTGGATTTGCAGCAGCGACCCTCGCCACCGGCCAGCGCGTGCCAGCCTGGGTGCGTCGTCACGCGGCGCGGGCCGGCGTCGAGTCGCACAACTTCACCGGAGATAAGCCGTTCCTGACTGGCACCGCGACCAACATCAAGGTGCCCAACCCTGAGCGCTACATCGACGCGGCATTGCAGTTTCGCGCGAAGATCACCTTAAAAAAAGTCGACGCCATCCTCGCCAATCGCGCCGTCAACCTTGGATTCGCGCGCATCAGCGGGGCCGGCGTCGTGCAGGAGAATATGCCACGATGAGCACCCGAACCAACATCCGCAACGCCATCGGGCTCAAGCTGACGCAGGCTGGCGTCGTGCCCACGGCGAATCTCCTCAAGGGCCGGAACAACACGCTTGCCTCGACGAGCTTCCCGTCGGCGGCTGTTTACGCCGTCAATGAGCAGGTCGAGGTTCGCACGCTGGCGCCGTCAAATCGGACGCAGTATCGGACCTTGCAAGTGATGGTCGAGTATTTCACCGCCGAGGCCGCCGGCTCGACGACGATCATCGACGACCTCTTCGACACGGGCTCGGCTGCGGTCGAGGCCGCCGTGCTCGCTGACGTGACCCTGGGCGGCGTCTGTGATGACCTACTTCTGACGTCTGTCGATTATGTGATCGAGCCTGACGAGGAGCGTCGTTGGGGCGTCGCTCGTCACACCTTCTCCTGCATCTATTTAACCACCGACTAAAATGGCGAACCACTTAGGCCGCGAAGGCACCGTCAAAATCTCGTCGACCACCATCGGCGAGCTCCGCAACTACTCCTTGGCTCACTCCTCCGACGTCGTCGAGGATTCGGTCATCGGCGACACCTACCGCACGCGCAAGGCCACTCTGAAGACCTGGAGTGTAAACGGCGACCTCTACTGGGACGAGGTCGATGCCGGCCAGATCGCGCTGACCATCGGATCCACCGTGACCGTGAACCTCTATCCCGAGGGCATCGCGTCGACGTCGACCTACTACTCCGGCAGCGGCATCGTGACCAAGTTCGACATCAGCGCCGCGTTCGACGGAATGGTCGAGGGCTCGATCAGCATCGAGGGCAACGGCGCGCTGTCCACTTTGACGGTCTGAGGTGAAGGATGGACGCAATTGACCTAGTTCGCGAACACTTCGCCTCCCTCGGCACCAAGAAGATTGAGGTGCCCGAGTGGAAGCTGACGATCCACGCCACTCCCGTCACGCTCGCCGAGAAGGCGCGCCTCTACAAGAAGAGCCGCGAAAGTGATATGGAGCTTCTCGTCGACATCCTTCTGATGAAGGCGACGAGCGAGGACGGGAAGAAGCTCTTCACCATCGAAGACAAGGCGGTGCTGCTCAACCGCGCGGACTCCAACGTCCTCGCGCGAGTGGCAAACGCCATCCTGGCCGACGATGCGCCGAAGGCTGAAGAGCTAAAAAACTAGCCGGCGGCGAGGCTGGTGCCGACCTCCTCGCCGTCTACGCGCTCGCGGATCGTCTCGGCAAGTTCGCTCACGAAGTCCTCCAGATGCCAGCTCACGAGATGAACGGCTGGATCGCCTACCTAAACCACCAGCAGCGAACCCAACACCGCAATGGCTAGCGCAACCTTTACCCTACGGGCCGTCGACGCGACGCGGGCTGCGTTCGCCTCGGTGCAAAATTCGCTGACTCGACTGGAGAACCAGACGAAGGGCATCGCGAAGATCACGAAGCTCGCGTTTGGCGGCGAGGCTGTCCTCGGCACGCTCAATATGATGAAGCAGCGACTTGATAAAGTCGCTATGGCGGGCGATGAGATGGGCTTCAGCGATGAGCAGATCGCGAGCGCTATCAGGATGGAGCGGGCGGTTGAGGGCACGCTGAACTTCCTGACGCAGATCCCTATCGCTCTTGGTCAGGTTGGCATTAACATTGCAAACGCCTTCGGGCCGCAGAATCTGAAGTCAGTTGAGGACACGATTCGCGACTTCAAGCTCGAGAAGTCGAAGAAGGACATCGACGCCACGATTCAATCTATCGGCAAGCTTCAGCTGCAATTTGAGCAGCTATCGTTGACCGAAGGGCAGGCGCTTGATCTTCGCCGGCAGCAGGCGCTTTCGTTGATGGATGAGGCCGCGCAGATGATGAGCGCAAAGCCGGTCGAGGCGCTGCAAAAGCAGGCCGAGGCCATCACTCTGCTCAATGAATCGAAGCGTGGATCGCTTGCGCTAGATAAGGAAATCGCTGATGCCCAGCGTGAACTCGCAAAGGTACTTCCCGCAGCAAATGTTGTTGGTCTTTCTCAACAGCAATTGATCGACGGACTAAGTGAGCGGTACAGGCGGCTCGTAATTGAGACCACCGATCTAAATGTCCAGCTTGCTGCTTTTAGAGAAGTTGGAAGGCCAATAGGCGAAACTCAGGAAAAGCTTCTCGTAAAGCTCAAGGAGCAGGCGACGGTTTCCGCCCAGCTGAACAAGCTGCTTGAGGAGCAGAGCAAGGTTGCGCTTGAGGCCGGCCAGATCACGGCAGGCGCCTTCGAAAACGCGATCCTATCCGGAGAGAAGCTGCGTGACACGATCAAGGCGCTCGCTCGCGATCTTCTCACGCTGCTCTTCCGGCAGCAGATCACCGAGCCGCTCGCGAAGGGCATCGGCTCCTTCTTCAAAACGCTTCCCTTCTTCGCGAACGGCGGACCGATCACCGGAGGCCAGCCGGCAATCGTCGGCGAGCGCGGGCCAGAGCTCTTTGTCCCTGGCGCCTCGGGCCGCATCATCTCGAACTCCGCGATGAAGTCCAACGGGGGCACGCCGGTGGCCGCGGGCGTCACCGTGAATTACCACATCGCCGCCGGCGTCACCCGCTCCGAGCTCGTGCCGATCCTTGAGACGGAGCGCAAACGCCTCAAGGCCGAGATTCCTGATATGGTGCGCCGCGGTGGCGCCTACCGCGCAGCGTTCGCGTAAGCTATGGCAATTTCCTACCCACTCACGCCGCCGTCGCCGTTCCGCATCTCGAAGCTGACGCTCTCGGGAATGAGCGCGACCTCGCGCAACGTCTCGCCGTTCACGTTCCAGACGCAGCAATACAACTGGCCGGGACAGGCGTGGATGGGCTCGGTGGAGTGCCCGCCTATGACGCGCGCCGCGGCCGAGGAGGTGATCGGCTTCCTGCTGGCAGCGCAGCGCGGCACATTCTACTTCCAGGACTACGCCAACACCTCAGCGCGGGGCAACGTAACCGGCACGCTGACCGTCAGCAGCGCGACCGCTAACACCTCGACGCTCGGCATCTCGGGCGCGACCGGAACCTTCGCCGTGGGCGACTGGCTCCAGATCTCGACCTCGCTTTACAAGGTCGTCCAGGTCAACTCCTCCAGCAGCGTCGACCTCTTCCCGGTTCTGCGCTCCAGCTACACGGGCGGCACCTCGATCACCTACTCCAACGCAAAGGGCGTTTTCCGGCTGGCCGAGTCGCGCACCGAGTGGTCGATCGAGCTCGCGAGCATCTACGGCATCACCTTCTCCATCGCGGAGGACGTCGCGCAATGAGCATCACAACCGCAGGCCGCACGCTCTCGGCCGATATGGTGACGGAGGTGACGACGGTGCAGCTGGCGCCGGTCATCCTCGTCTCGCTTAGTTTCCCTTCCGCTTACACGCGCCTCTGGACCGGCTACGGGACGCTTACTTACGCCGGCGTTCCTTACCTCGGCATCGGCACCTTCGGCAGCATCTCTCCAATTGAGGAGACGACCGACCTCGCGGCCCGCGGCATCTCGATGCGGCTCTCGGGCGTGCCCACCGCGAACATCGCGCTTGCGCTGACCGAGGATTACCAAGGCCGCGATTGCACGGTGCTCTTCGGCGCGCTCTCGCCGACCGCCGGCACGCTGATCTCGTCGCCGGTGACCGTCTTCCAGGGGCGGATGGACGTGATGCAGATCTCGGACGACGGCCAGTCCGCGGACATCACGATGACGGCCGAGAACCGGCTCGTTGATTTCAAGCGCCCACGGGAGGTGCGCTACACGCACGAAGAACAGACGGCGCTTTTCCCCGGCGACCTCGGGCTGGAGTTCGTGACCGCGATACAGGAGAAGGCCATTTACTGGGGCAACCCGAACCAGACGCAGCAAACGAACTGGAACGGAGGCGACAAGACCGGGCCGACGGAATACGAATGAAAGCCGCCGACATTCCCGCGGAGCTTGTGCGCTTCATCGAGGAGCGGCGCAGCCAGCCGTTCGCGTGGGGCGCGAATGACTGCTGCCTCTTCGCGGCCGATTGGGTCGCGCGGGCAACTGGGCGAGATCCCGCGGCGAACTACCGCGGCACCTACTCAAGCGGCATCGGCGCCCAGCGCATCATTGACAAGGCCGGCGGGATTCTGGAGTTGGCGCGCGAGCTTGGGCTCGAGCCGACGCAGATCGGGCTTGCTCGCCGCGGTGATGTGATCGCCCGCGACGTGGGCAACGGCATCGGGCTGGGCGTCTGCGTGGGTAGCGCCGCCGCCTTCGTGGGCCGCGATGGGCTGGAGTTCCTCGACCTGAACGGCGCCGCCTGCTGGCGCCTCTAACTATGCCGCAAGTAGCCGTCGTCGTCTGGATCGCTTTGATGGATATCGGGCTGAGCGTCGCCGCGGCAAACGCGGTGATGTTCGTGCTAAAGTTCATCGCGACGACCGCTGCCTCGATGGCGGCTTCAAAGCTGCTGGCGCCGAAGGCTCCGAGCTACTCCGACCCGTCGCTCACCGACCGCTCGCAGATGATCCGCTCGCCGATTGCGGCGCGGCAGATCGTCTACGGCCAGACCAAGACCTCCGGCGTCATCGTCTACATCTCAACGACGGGAACAAAGAACGAGTATCTGCACCTCGTCGTCGCGATGGCCGGCCACGAGGTCGAGGAGATCGGTGACGTCTACTTTAACGACGAGCTCGCGCTGACGGGCGCGGGCAGCGCCGCCCAGGGCCGCTTCACGGGCTACGCCGAGATTTACAAGAAGCTTGGCAGCGATACGCAGACGGTCGAGACGAACCTCCAGACGGCGACATCCGGCCTTACCGACGGCAAGTGGACGAGCAATCATCGGCTCCGCGGCATCGCGTACATTTACGTGCGGCTCGTCTGGAACCAGGAGGTGTGGACCGGCGGCATCCCGAACATCTCGGCAATCGTCAAGGGCAAGCAGGTCTACGATCCGCGGACGACGACCATCGCTTACTCGGCCAACCCTGCGCTCTGCCTGCGCGACTACCTGACCAGTTCGCTCGGGATGGCGATGGATTCGGCCGAGGTCGACGACACGGCCGTGAGCGCCGCGGCGAACATCTGCGACGAGCAAGTCGAGATCAAGCCGGTCACCTCGCCGGCCACCTACGAGAACCGATACGAGGCGAACGGCGTGCTCTACACGAGCGCCTCGCCCGACGAGAACATCGGCAAGCTTATTACCGCGATGGGCGGGCTCATCGCCTACTCGGGAGGCAAGGTCGTGGTCTATGCGGCCGGCTACCGGATCCCGACCGTCACGCTGACCGAGAAGCACTT